TTATTGACACGCTGTCCCTTGTTAGGGCGAATAGCAGTCCAACGGAATAAACCACCAAGACCAGCTGCTCCACTATTCTGTGCGTGTCCCTCCATCGTTTCAGCGGTTAGTGCCGATACACCGCTCGTTTGGTATTCGTCTCGTGTAACCATAGGAACTTTACCCTCCGCAGACTGCGTAGTGTGGAAGAGAAGGGCGGGGTTCTTGCGATCAACATTAAACTCATATAAGTCATTATATAATAGATTGAGAGAAAGGGACTGAGCCGCCGGAACATCCTTCGCAGTAACACCATTAAGGAGAGAAACCGGTGTGAAGTTTTCATTACGCTGAAGACCCATAATAACCTTAGAAACAAGGCGACCATTACCACCAAGCTGGAAGGTGAGGTCGGCGAATGCTGCTTGATCTCCCGTCCTCTTAGCAAGTCGGTAATCCGCATACTGAAAGGTGAGAGACGGATTCTGTGCCCGATACTTCGCCATTACTTCACCATCGAAACTAATAGAATCATAAATAAGTTTTACTTCATCTTTATCAATTTGGTATTCAACTTGGTTACTAGCAGCATCACTATTCGCAACACACATACGGCGAGATAGACCAGCAGCCTCAAGAGAAGAAGTGGTTGGCTGGAACTCAATATCAATATGGATTTCTTGATCTATCATAAAGGTTGGTAACTGATTGAATTTTAGGAAGGGGAAAAGGTCGCTTAAGTAAACCGAATACACGGGGGCATCAGCGATGGTCTGTGCCGAAGCAGCACTATGAAGCTGAAAGGGTAGAAGCTGGAATGTACCGGCTCCACCCGCCGCCGGAACAGTTGGATTGCGTCCAACATCTAAACCAACCTTCTTTGCCGAATTTGGTGGTTTATCAGTTGTGTTTGCCGTGCGGTCATCATATACGGGTTTATGAGCCATACACCTCTGCGATAAGAATTGTTCTCTCTCCTTATTGTCTTCATTAGAAATGAAAAGAGATTGGTATGCGTGGAATTGGTCGTAATCATCAATCTCACATACCGTCTGCGATCCAATTCGAAGGGCGCACGATTTAACAAGATTAGAAATCCCGATATTAAGAGGGTAGAAAGCAGTAGAAGTTGTGAGGGGAGTTACAGCAAGAGTAACCTTGGAATTTGAATGAAGGAATCCAGCAACACGTTGAAGAGTGAATCGCACACGATTCTGCGAGAATGTTACGGGGTCAATTACATCCGTATGTAATTTCTGCCCGTAGGACGAGGGAATAGCACCAACTTTAATGAGGTCGGGAATGCGGTCTTGAGAAACATCAGCCTTAGAATCCATTTTATATTATGGTAAATATAAAAAAATAAAAAAAATAAATTTATTAAAAATTTAATAGATAGAAAAAACTTACTTTACATTACAACTTGGACTCCCATACCCGACCAAGCAACAACAACCTTACTCTTAATGAATAGATATGCGGATACCGGATTGCCGTCATCAAGACCATTAGTCATTTGAATAGAGAACTGTGATTGGGAGAAATCAACACCTTCACTATCTAACATATCATAAAGAACACCAACACCATAAGCAGCACCAGTATCCGGAATAAATCGGTAACCAGTTACGGCATTCTGCGTTGCGGTAAAGTTTCTATTGCTATTGAGTGGGGAAACTGTTGTGCGAGTATGAACCTTCTCGGGAATAATAGAAGACATAAAACCCTTAATAACTTGAGGATCAACCACGGGAGTTTCATTAGAAGCACTACGAACCGAAGAAACCTCGAAAGAACTTGGGAAGCGTTCACCATTGCGGAGGAAGGAAATTGTTTCAAGATTGGCTACTCCTCCGTCATCGGTGCCGTTTGCCGCCGCCGCCTTCGTAGGCATGTAAGTTAGGAAACCATCTTGAGCGAGATTATTTACGAAACTTGATGGAACGAAATTCACGAATGTTGCTAACACCTTACTTAACCCAAGATTGAAGTTTACAATGGAGTTGGTTGATTCAAGGGTGGTGAAATATGATGTAATAGAGTTGAATGATAGAAGACCACTATCCGGTGCGGGAACACCATACTCAACCTCACAAGCAACCTCTAATCCACTTAATTCATAGAAAGCATTAGCAACACCAGCAGTCGTAGCATCACTAGAATAAAACACTTGGGAATCCGGTGCTAAATGGATTTCAATCTCTAAGGGTAATTTTGATAGAGGGAGTTTATCCGCACCAAGAGTGAGTCCCGAGGGAAGGGGAATACAGAAAGGAGATTCTCTTGTGTTGCGAATAACACTATCACGATAGGACTGATAATTGGGGTAAATTAAAGCAGTTTCACCAAGATGTCCCGAAACATCTTGCATACCCGCCATCACCGGCATATAAGAACTCATAAATCGTCCATAATTTCTAATATGTTCTATGACTTGTTTTGTCTCAGCATGACGGAAAACTAACTGATCTATTACCGAGTAAATACCGAGCTTGTGAGAACCACGGAGTTCGGGTGCTTGTCCCGCAGTCGCCGTCGGGTGAAGAGTCCCAGCAGCATCACGCCACACATTTAAATCACCACTCAATCGAAGAGAACTTAAATCAAGCATAGCATCTTGGCGACCAAGGGTTATCGTAAGGATTGGATTACCACGTGCGAACGATACTTTACCAGTAGAAGGAACATTGTTAGGCTGAACGGAAAGATACTTCTTAGAAACACTCATTTTATATATTACTATACATAAAATAAATAACAAATAAAAAATAAAAAAAGATTGATAGAAAATACTAATATGTCAATTTTAGACATAATGAGAATAATAAGTCTTGAGAATAATAATATGAGGATGTCTATTTTATGTCATATGTCAATTTTAGACATAATGATAATTTAGAGAGTAACCATAACCGAATCACCCTTAATGCTAATTCTGCGAAGGTGGAACATAAAGCAGTAGAGGAGCTTGTTATGGCTCGGGCTTCTATCACTACCATCAGCAGCAGTTTCATTATATAACAACTGAAGTTGATTCGTCTTGTTGTTTAGATTAGCAACTCCATCGTTTAATGCGTAAGCACGTCCAATCAAGAAATTACGATTGTAATCCACGAAGGAGCGGGGAACGATACCCGCTTGATTCAGTGCCTTCTCTAACTCAATTAGAGGCTGTGCTGCTATAGATACACCCTTATTAATCTTGGATACAACAATCGGTCTTGATGGAACAAGTTTATCATCAACTAACATTTGATACTGAGTCAACTGATCTATAATCCCGACTTGACCGCTACGGATAGAATGAAGGCGACCATCCATAGTATTAACCTCTTCATCATAACAACCACGAAGACCACCAATTAATTCAGCAGTATTTAATACCTTCGCATCACTAGGCATACAAATCATAGATTTAACTCGAGTATTAGAAACTTGTAAATTTACGGTCGCATTACGATTGCTTGACAAGAGTGAGTGCTTGTAATTGGTTACACTTGGGATATCAATCTCAATAGTCCCACCATCACGCATCTTCTTCATCATACCCGCTTCATATCGCGGATCAACTCCTACTTGCTGACATACAATCTCCATATTAGAAATTTCACAAGTAGCGGGGTATGAAGTTCTCTTTGCGATTAATTCAGTTGAAGTGTCGGCAGATTCTACTCGCCTTTGGTCTAGAGCAGCAGAGAAAAGAACAAAGCTACTTGTAGTGCCGGCATTACTAGTTGCTACTAATCCAGTCCCACTATTGCTATTTTGGAAATTACCAAATGTAAGTTTTACATATCCACCATCCATAGTAATATCAGTAATTACCGGATAGTTTTGTGCTCCCGTCTGCGTCAAAGCACATTCTTGGAGTGGGTCAGTTGCGGAACAAATACCAACCTTCTCCCCCTTCACAAAAGGACAATTCTCAACTGAAGTCATATTATTTTGTTTGCCTAAAAATATAACACTATGATTAACAGCATTATCAATTGCTAAATCTGCTCCAGCCGCATCTACACCATGAAAGACCGGATTCTGCTTTAGACGGCGATTACGATTAACACTATCTAACTGCTTGATAAATCGTGCCGGATCCTCAAGATCCACTTCAATAAATAATCCCCCAGTTAGTAAAACTGGAAAAACCGAATCACCACCATCAGCGAAAAGTCCGCTATGGATTGGTAGTGATAATTTAGCAGTCAAGAAATCATCATCAGTCCCCCAATCACGACCAGCGGGAACAGTCCCCACGGGTTTGTAATATGGGTTAGTAGATAAATCAATAAGGTTAGAAACCGAAGTCCCAAGAGTCCCACGATTCTCAATAGTATCAATTAAACAACCTTCTTTTAATGCTCTCATTTTTCTCATACTATCATCGCTATCATAAGAATACTGAATTTGGACTTTAGCATTGTATTCGGTTATTTCTTCAAGGAGAACAGCACGATTGCCCGAGTAGATTCTTAGATTCTTGACAACCGATTGTCCCCCAATAAAAGGATCTAACTGAAGACGAGTTGGAACATCTCCGGCTGGAACAGCAAGTTTAATATCGAACTGAAGGTAAGAATTCTTACCATCCATAAACTTAACCGTTGGTGGGATCTCAAAATCTACACGACGACCGGACTGACCGGCAGTCCCCGAATATGACTGACCGTTGGTTGAAGTGATAGAAACTTGGGTCTGCGAAACTTTAATCTTTTCATCATTACGCCAATAAGAACTCATTTTATAATAATAAATATAAAATAAAATATCAAAAATAAATTTAAAAAAAATTAAAAAATTAAAAAATTATTGGGTGCGACCGACGGCTTGAGTAACAACATCCGCAGTAGTTTCACCTCTTGCTTGAGAAGAAATATCTTCTTTTGCTTCTTCTTTACTCTGTTCTCCCGCTTCTTCTTCACCAACACCTTCAGTTATAGAACTAGCAAGACTTATTGTCGCCCCAAGTGCTTCTAATCCAATAGACCATGGAGTTATACCACCAGTAGCAACCCCAGCAACTTCTAATGATGAACCAATAATATTACCAATATTACCAACACGAGAAGCAGTATTGGAACCAAAAACATCCATGTCGGTTTTACCCTCTATTAATCTACCTACATCTTGGAAAGCATCAATACCACCACCTAATCCAGCAACACCAACCTTACCCACAGTTGCTGCTTTACCAGCAAACTTACCAATTGTTTCAGCAGCAACTTCAGTTGAACTTTTGACACCAGCACTACTAGCGACTTCTCCCGCTTCTTCTGCTCCCCTTTCTGCTGTGTATAATTCACTTGTCGCACCCTCGGGTCCTACATTTTCTACAGATGTATTTAATTCTGCTTCTGCTAATGGCGCTCTTTCTGCTCCCGCTTCTCTCGCAAAGGTTTCTTCTCTTGATACAGCAACATCTTTAAAACCTCCTATTTGTTTTGCTACATTACCTTTCTTACCAATCACCGCTAATTTACCACCACTCGTAGCACCACTCAAAATATTCTTTTGTAACTTACTTGATCTATCTTGGTCTTCTTCTAAATTAGCAGTATCCAACTGCTCCGCAAGAGAATTATTAAAATCTGCTGTTGCTTGGTTTATCTCCCTCGCTTGTTGGGTTTGTGCGTTGGCTTGACCGATACTTGCTCCCGAACCATATAAATCCATTTTATATTATAGGATAGTTTTTTATTTTATTTAATTTAAAATAATTTTTTATCACCCTCAGCAATCTTGGTTTCGAATCTAATGTATGCGGTTGCTGGATTAGTTTGCATATCAAGGTATAAGAAAGAGTAAGGGGCATCTCCAATTGCTTTATTATATAGATCCATAAAAATATTAGGGAATAGATCTCCGTATTCTTCTTGGACTTTATCCAACTCTTTTTGGTTCTGCTGTTTCATAATAATAACATCAGTAGCATTATTACGGATTAAACCGGATACAGCACGGAAGGATTGAGTTGTGAAACCAAGTAATCCAATACCATAGTGCCTAAAACGAGTTGCTAAAAATGAGACAGCGTTAGTTTTTTTGAAGTCTTTTGTGAGGATATCATCTAGAAAAATTGCTACGGTGCTTCGCTCAAAATCGTCCATTTTCTTTTGACTTTCTATAATGTCCGTAATCATCTCATCATTATAATGATCTTCACAATCAAAATATTTATTTAATAATTTACCCTTGGGGTCAGCATTAAGAGTGTTACTAATAATTTTAACTATATCGAATTTATCTTTATACATATCGGGGTTACATAATAAATTTACAAGTAGATTAGAATTAGAAACTGATATATCATTACAATAAAATCTATGATTTTCATTTTTTACTGATATATCATAACATTCTACACAACCATAATATTCTTTGTATTTAATTTTTTTCATACCATTTTTAGTTATTATCATTTCATTATCACAATCTTTCATAGGTTTCATACCATTTATAGTATGAAGTTTATGATCTTCAGTTAGTATTAATTCAAAATCATTATCTAATATTATTTTATAACATTCTTTTTTATCTTGTTTAAAAACTTCTTCTACCTCTACAAATCCATTATCACTTAATACTTTATCTCCAACAACAACATTTTTAATATATTTTTTACCTTCAGTTGTTTCTACTAATGAATATTCAAAAAGACATTTACCTTGTTTTACTGAACCAACAATTAATAAGAGTGATGGTGGTTGAGGTAAGTGAGGGTGTATGTCCGCATATCTATCATCGGGGTCGGGATCTTTCACTTTGAAAACCTTGGGGGGTGCTTTATCCATTTATAAGTATAATATATATTTTTTTTATATTTTAAATTATAAATATGAACCAACATTTTTACATGAATTTAGAACATAGAAAGGAAAGAGATTTAATTACAAGACAAGAATTAAAGAAACTTGGAATCAAGAAACCGAATAGATTTAATGCGATTACTCATGAAATACCTTTGGTTGGTTGTGCTTTATCGCATATTGCTTGTTTGGAAAAGGCTAAAGAATTGGGGTGGGATTATGTTATTATGTTTGAAGACGATATAAAAATAGAAGGTAAAAATTCATTACTATCTAAATTCAATAAATATATTAAAATGGATTTTGATGTTTTATATCTTGGATGTTGGAATTATTTACCACCGGAAAAAATAAACAATGATTTAGCGAAAGTTGTTCGTGCTGTATGTAACCATGCTTACATAGTGAAACAACATTATTATGATACATTCTTGCAGAATCTTAAAGAAGGTATAGAATGGAAATTAAAGGAAGATATAAGAGATAATAATATTGATGAATATCATTACACTCTACAAGCAAAAGATAATTGGTATTGTATCACTCCAATTCATATAACTCAACGAGATGGATGGAGTGATAATTTTAATGAGGTTAGAAATTATAGTGAAAGGATTAAGAATATCCCACGATAGCTTTAATAAATTCACTTGTTTTATCTTCAAATGATATATTAGTTGAATCGAGTTTTGTATCCTTATCCTTAAACTTCTCTTTATCAATTGTATTATTGCCGTGAACTACGGCAGTCATATTATATAATGGATTCGTGAGTGCTATGGTTTTTAATTTACAAGATTGAGTTAATCCCAATCCCTCCGCTTTATTTGAGTGTAAAAATCCACTTGTTTTATTATACCACGATTTAGTAAACATTAAAGTTGCTTCATGAATTAGTTTTTTATCGTCCCCACAATCAAGAGCATAGAAATCATCCTTAGTATATGGCGGATAAATAAAGATCATCTTATTACAACCAACGCATCCAGCATTATTTTTTTTTAG